GGCTCCTCCTTCGGAGCGTCGATCTTCTGTTCTGTCTTTGCTTCGGGGTCAGCTTGCGATTGGCCTACCTGGACTTGCTCTGCGGCTTCTGGGGCGTCCAAAAACGCCTGAATATCCTCATCGCTTGCCTCATGCAGACTAACGAACTCCTGACTCGTTCCCTCTTGAGTTGTCTCTACGCTCTCACCTTCCATCCATCACCTTACATTATCCCCGGACCTTGATTGGCCTCGCTCGGGGGCTGTGCTTCTTGCGGTTGTTGGATAAGAAACTTTTCTTGTACGGCTGGGGGTATCTGCCCCTGGGCTATCAGAGTCTTTTGAATCTCTGCGTCGGCCTTGGCTTGTTCTGCGCTCGCCTGTGCTTGCCCTTGTTGTGCCATCATTCCAATAAGCTTATTACGAATCTCTGCTGGCATGTCAGCGAACTCAAGCAACGCTTCTGGAGGTATTGGCTGACCGCTACGCGCAAGCTCAGAAAGGAGCATGAATGTTGATAGCCGCATACTCGGGCTCCAGGTGCTCTCGCTAATCTCTACGTCGTAAAGCTCTAAGTCGGTGGTGGTAAGCATCCCTTGGATGTCTTCATCGCTGAACTCGTCTACGGGCTGACCACCCAGCTCCACGGGCTCTTTGGAGTTAGCGTTTCTCACAATGCGAACGATTCTATCTGGCGAGTAGTACTTCTGGATTAGCTTTACTAACAGTCGCCCGAGCTTCTGCTTTGCGAATGAAAGGTTGTCGAACAGGTACTCAGACCCAAGGAGCTTGTCGTTCCTACGCTGAACAAACAAAGACGCCGACTCATTAGCCCCGTTAGGGTTGTTAATGATGTTCATCGACTCGGTTATCTCGTTCTTACCAACCTCCATAAGATTGATAAGCTCAGAGGGGAACTTTACGCCCTGCACCTGCTGGGGAGGTCTGTTACTGTCAGTAACCTCAACGACAAACCCAGGACTGCTAGCCAGACGCTTGAACTTCTCTTTCTCGTTATCGGGGAACGTGGTCGAGTCAATGAACCACCCGTACGCCGACATCTTGTTGCCAATATCGAGCGCGAGACTGTACTGCTTGTTTACATACTTCTGCGGGTCTTTCGCTGGTTCAACCTTGCCCCAGAACTTCTGACCACGCTTCTTGGCGTAAATAGGGATGATGAAGAAGTCATCCACTGGTAGCTCCGCTGGGTACTCGTCCGATAGAACTACGCCGCCCGCAGTCTTGGTAACGCGAAACTTAGTGATGTTGTTCTCAATGACGAAGAACCCAGGAATCGTCCGAGCGCTCCTAAGGTCTTTGGAGTCCCAGCCGTAAGCATTGAAGTAGAAGTCCTCTTGAGCGTTTGCTATGACCGACGTTTTCTCGTACACCTTGCGCCAGCACTCAAGAACTCGGTACTCCTTCTTGGCTATATCCACCATCACGTCATCGCCGATAGCCTGAAAGCCAGAGCCCTTACCGTAATGGTCTACCGAATACTGAACGCTCTCCCTCTCAACGATGTAGTCGTCAAAGTCCTTATCGACATCATCAGCCTTATCGGGCCAGAGCTGCTTAATCTTTGCCTTGGAGAAGAACCGATGCTTAATCAGGTACTCGCAGTCAGACAGGTCAAGCTTCTCGTGAGGGCCAAACACAACATCCAAGTACGGGAACTTCTCAACAACAATCTCCCCGCGTAGGTCGTTGTCGAACTTAACAAAGATATTCAGTAACCCACGGCCACCAATGACCGAATCCTCAAACGCCGCAGACTCTTCTCGCGGGAAGAAGCACCTATTAAGAATATGCTTGGTGGTTACGTTGAGTAGGTCAGCTACCTTCTGGTCGCCACCCTCTTGAGGAATGAAACGAATGTCCGTCCTCTCTTGACGCTGCATACCGCAAATCTGGTCAACGTTCTTCTCAATCTTGTTAATCGTGACCGCAGCTCGCGATAGGCTCTCAAGCCGACTCTTCTCAGTCTCGTCCCAATGCTCACCCGAATAGAACTTCTCGGACTCTTGCGCCTTCTCGATTGAATCCTTCTCCAGCTCGCGTCCAGTCTTAAATAGTTCTCGTATGTCAGAGAGGACCTGGGTATCCTCCTCCTTTTTTTTTGCTGCCTTGGCTGTGTAATCCTCAATGGTGTGGGTATGACCATCAAGCGCAGGTTGAATAAACCAGCCGCCAGGAGCGCCAGGAGCTACCTCGTTACCCATCTCGTCTAGCTGTGGGTCGGTCGGTGGCTGAAATACTATCTCGTGGGTATGGCCCATCTCAGTCGAACACAAGCCAACGCCAGTCTCGTCGTTAAGGTAGACAATGTGGCTATGAGCTGCCCTGCCTAAACCAACGCGAGATAATTTCTTGAGCTGCTTCATATGTACAACCAACTATCCTTGCCGCCGTCGTTAGACTTAGCGAACTCTAAGTCCCATGCGTCTTGCTGGCTCTGCGTCACGTAAGACCCAAATCGGAAGTCTTTCACCATGTCGTAAATGTAGGAGACTCCATCGAGCGCATCATCATGCCAGTAAGGAAACTTGTGCATCTCTAGCTTCAATCTTTCTCTATATGCGCTAGCCACACCCGTACTGATATGCAGCTTTCCGTTCAACAAAGGCCACTGTAATGCTGATTCAATGCGCTGCTGCTTGCTTCTACCGCCAGGTCTAAGCACTACAAGCCCCTTGTTTTCAACTGTAAGGCTTCTGTTTCGGGCATGTAAGGCTTTGGCAATGTGGATTTCAGCCGTACTAATTCCAACTTTCTCCACTCCAATCTGTCGTATCTGTCCGTTTCGCAGAAACATCTTAACGATAGTGTCCAAGGCTTCCGCTTCGGTCATCGGTTCGACAACCATATCGAGGATGTAAACGCGGCTAGCTCCAAGGTCATCGCGGAACGGCTCAACTCCAGCCACCACTATCGCCCAACTATCGCCCTGCCGCTTATCACTCTTTCTCTCGCCTGCTGGGTCAATCGCCATGAACTTGAACAACCGCTGAGGAATCTCGGCAGGCGTCACCTCGCGCAACAACTCCTTGTCTAGCTTCTGTGTTCCTTGAGGCGTTGGGTCCAATAGCTGCTGGCTAAAGAACATCTGACGGTTAATCCTTAGCTCCGCTAACCGCTCCTCTGGCAAGTAAGCGCTCGCCCCATTGGGAGTGCCGTCCACCGTCGCAGCTCTCGTCCTGGTCAGGTAAACGTGCTTGCCGTCAGCCGTAACCCGATTCTTTAGCTCTACCAGTAAGTCCTCATGGTGATACGTCGTGCCAATAACCTTATGCCACCCGTCAATCGTTCCAAGGTTCTGAGACATGTAGAAGCTATCCTTTAGCTTCGCTAACACCTCAGGGCTGTTCACCAAGTCAGCCGTCACCACGTCGTCATAAACTCGGCCACTAAAGTGCTTACCTGTCGGCATACCCTCGACAAGACCCCAAGCCTCTAACGTAGCCTCCTTGTAAAAGCCCTTACGCTTTACAATCAACCCGTCCGTCTCGCTCCACTTGTCAGCCTCAGTCCGTGGGTCTTGATGCAGGATGTCAGGGAACGCAGCCTTTAATACCGCCGAGCCCTCAAGTATCTGCTTAATCCCGCGCAAGATAGACAATGCCGCTGGTCTGGAATACGAGAAGATGCCTATCCGCTCCTCAGGGTTGTTGAGTATCTGCCGAATCGTCTCGCCTTGAGTGATTACTGTGGTCTTTCCGTGCTCGCGGCTCCACAAGTCTAGCGTATGGCTCTTAGGGCCATTCATCACCTCCCAGCACCTGTCCACCCACCAGGGATGATTCGCTATCGAAACGCGCATCCCAAAGTAAATTAGGAACCATAAGTCTTTTTTGCAGAGCTCTCTGATAATACTTATCTGGGAGAACCCCTCCTTCTGCCGATTGGCAAAGGTCGTCTCATAGTTGCTGGGGTACTTGAGCCCTGGAACTCGGTCGAACTTTATCCCGTCAATCTCTATCAGAGCGGGGGTATCAGTCATTATACTGTATCCTTAGCTTGTAAGGGTTTTTTCTCAGTGTATGACGATTCTTAAACACATGTCGGATGAGCTTCTTACGGTCCAAGCCTAAGACCTGGCATATCCAGTTACAGCTCCCGACGTTCCACCGCTCGTCCTTTAGAAACCAGAACCTGTCCTGACTTCCCCAACGACTCAAGTCCGTCGTCCGATAAGACCCTAACGCTGTCGCTATCCCTTGAGTCAGACAGTACGCCCACATCCTAGCCTCGGGCTCCTTGAGTAACGGCTCTCCAACACCTAGCGGGAACAGTAACTCCTTCTTCCAATCAATTCGTTCTTCTTTCACGGCGGCCATTGTACCAAGGGGCAGAACAAGCACTGGCAAGAAAAAGCATCTTTTTTACTTACGTGGGGTACCACTCTTCGTGCTATATTCTCAGATAGCGGTGAACCATGCGGCGGGTAGTCAGCATGGGGAGCTTAAAACTACTACATTGAGCGTCCGATAAGCGTAAGCCTCGGAGTGACAGGAAGACCCTCTCACGGCAACGGTTTAATTTTTTTGCCGACCCGCGAAGTCCCAGTGTTGGATGAGGAGCATTGGAGACTTGAGTTAGTGAACCCCTCTGAATCTGTCCGTTAGTTCGGGCAGAGTAGTCGTAGGCGGTAATTCGCACACGATGGTCAGATGCTTGAAACATTAGCATCCAAGAGACTAGGACAAGGGCGACCAGACAGAGACTAAACGGGTGGACTCTAACCAACCTACCTTGGCAACAAGGCTCGACCTCTCAAACCTCAGTCACTCTGACGGTTACTGTATAGCTTGGTTCACTGTCTCCCTAGTTGGAAACGGTGATCCCAAACTATACTTCCTAGTCACCCCACCTAGAGAGCATGGATAGATGCTGGATGCGTAGGTTGGAGAGAGAGCTAGGAGTAGAGAATAGAGTAGAGGGTATAGAGATCGCTTGAATGACTCTGGAAATCGATCAGAACTAACAGAGGTTTACTTTGGCTGACTGCTTCGAGTGCGGACTACCAGCTAAACACAACCACCATGTAGTGCCGCAGTCCTTAGGCGGTACAAAGACCGTCCCTCTCTGTGAAGCCTGCCACCCAAGAGCTCATGGCGAAAAAGGATACTGGTCAACCTCAGACCTGGCCAAAGAGCGAGTGCTGCGCATGAGAGCTGACCGCCAATGGACGGGAGGGCATGTCCCGTATGGATACGAAAAGAACAAAGATAATCGCCTCACCTTCAAAGCCGATGAATGGCAGGTGCTCAAGTTCGTGCTCGTTATGCGACTACTCGGAGAGTCGTTCCTTGGCATAACCAATCAGCTAAACAATTCTGGCGTGCCGACTAAGAGCGGTACAGCGCCTTGGGAGCGGTGTACCGTAAGGCAAATCATCAGGCGACGAGGGGCTCGCAAGTGGCGGGGTAAGAGGACGAGAGCGCCGTTCTAGCGGGATTTTGCCAAGAATAAGTGGTATGGTCGGCTCATGAGCGAAAACGTATTTGAGCGTGTTACCAGAAAGAATAAATGGCGCGAGAAGTTCCCAGAGCTTGAGTATCTAGCCCCTTTTGAAAGGGAGGCGTTTAGCAGGTCGCTAATATACGGCGTGGGTAGCCCAGAGCACCTGGAGGCGTGTATAGCGTTAGAGCAAGCCATAGAAGACCAAGCTGAGAGAATTGCCCAATCGGGAAAGCTCCCCAAGCGAATTATCAGATGGCTCAGGTCGGGCTTAAAAAAATTGGGCGGACTTTCAGAGGGGTCTTAATTAATGATTGAGGTGACGCCGCAAAGCCATCACCCCCCACTCCCCCCTCCCCTGTATGCCTAGCCACTCGCTCACTCATCGCTGGTCACCGTCATCTCTCCGTATGTAAACGGGTAGCCACTAGCCTAGTCGGCAGGTATTAGCCTGCTATCCGCATACAATAGAGGACCGCACGCCGAAAGGGTCCAGCGATTCCAGGGGGTTAGGCTGGTTTGAATGATAATTATAGTTATCGTTCGATGTCGATTGACGGGGAAAGCGTGATGGAGACGGTCTGTTGAGAGACGTTCTGAGTGCTGAGCCCCATTTCCAGGCGACTATGCTTTCCAACGGTATCGAAGCAGTAAGCGAGATCCCGTAAGGGCGCTGCCTCTAAACGCTCTGGATTTGAGATTTGTTTGAGAGTTGCCAGAGCCACGCTATCAAGTATCTGTCCCTTAACCTTGCGATATTCCTCGACGTTTGCAATCTCAGAGAAAGCGGGCTTAAACTTGTCGAGAATCAGTGACATTCCGCTATCACTCACGCCTAGCTTTCTCGCTATTTCCCTCTGGGGAATACCCTTCGCGAAGTCTATCACCGCTGACGCTAACTCACCTTGCGTAAGCTTAGACATTGCTCTCTTAACGCCTTTCGGTCTGCCGCCCTTATTCTTAGGCTTAGCCGAGACGATCTCAGGCTCTCTTGTCTCTGTCATATAAACAGAGTGACGCACGATTGCGCTACTCGTCAACTTCGGTTTGTTGCTCTATTAACTCTCCCAACGCTTTCCAACTCCCCAACGCTTGTTTGAGTGCTACGAGATGAGTGAGCTTGATTGACGATGCGCCCTTGCGTGACCAGTGAGAGATGACTTGCGTTGATATACCCGTCTCTTGTCCGAGCCTGTACGCCGTCCAGTTTTTTGTTTTGAGTATGCTCTTGAGAATATCTTTCACGCTCATGACACTAGCGTAACATACTTAGACTACAAGCCAAAATATATTTTATTAAAATATGCTTGACTCCCTGAATCGTTTGAACGATAAATATACTCATAGTCAAATACGTTTGATTATGACTGACTAGCAAAACAACAATGACTAAACAAAAAAACGAGGAACATATGGCAACATTATCAGCATTCGATTACGTCTCAGTAGCAGTGTCGACCGACGAGGGCCGATACAACATGACCGCGGCATACCGTGAGAAGGATCGTTTAGTAGCTACGGACGGGCATCGCCTTCACATGGTAAGCGGGCTCGCTATGCAGTCGGAGGGCTCCTTC